ATCAAACTCTTACGGTAGTTCCTAGATCATATCCCTCATCGGTAACCCTTACTGTTAGAGATACAAGCACAAATACATCAACAGTTACACAAACAGTAACATTTACAAAATCAAATGACAAAGCAAGTTTTACACACGCATATAATTTAAAAGAGGGTAGGTTTTATGATTTAAAGTTAGAAGGAGGAATAGGTGCAAATTGGAATGAATTAACAACATTATGGCAATCAACTACTGATAACTGGGAAAGTGTGTTTTCTTCTTTAGAAACTATTTATTTAGATAAAATATTTTGTACGGACCAAACTATAAATCAGGCTACAAATAGTTATTATACTATTAATAGTGGTGATTATACGGAAACAACAAGTTATCCAGAAGATGAATACACAATAATAGACTAATGAGTAAAATAAGAATAGTAAATTTAAGTAGTTATGTAGCACCTAAAGTAAAAGAGGAGCAAAACAAAGATTTCATCTCATATGGTGAAGATAATAATTACTACCAATACCTAATAGACCAATATCAAGGCAGTCCAACAAATAATGCTATAATTAATGGTGTTACCGAAATGATATATGGTAAAGGACTAAACGCAACCAACAGCGATAAAAGACCTGAGGAGTATGCAAAGATGGTTACTTTATTTAAAAAAGATGATGTAAAAAAAATAGCATCTGACTTTTATTTATTAGGACAAGCTGCTATGCAGATTATTTATAATGTAGATAGATCGCAAATAGTAAAAGTAGAACACTTTCCAATACAAACACTTAGATCTGAAAAAGCAAATGATAAAGGTGAAATAAAAGGGTATTATTATTTTCACGATTGGTCAAAGTATAATAATAGATCAACTGCTAAAAGAATAGCAGCATTTGGAAGTAGTCAAAATGAAGCTAATGAAATATTAGTTATAAAGCCATATAAGGCAGGTTATTTCTATTATGCACCCCCTTGTTATATGGGAGCATTACCTTATTGTGAACTAGAAGGAGAAGTAGCTAATTATCACATAAACAACATACAACAAGGTATGGCACCAAGTATGCTAATTAACTTTAACAATGGTGTACCAGACGATGAGCAAAGAGAACTAATTGAGCAAAGAATATATGAAAAGTATAGCGGTAGTTCTAATGCAGGTAAATTTATTTTGGCTTTTAACGATAATCAAGAAAGTGCAGCTACTATAGATGCGGTACAATTATCTGACGCACATAATCAATATCAATTTTTATCAGACGAGGCAACTAAAAAAATTATGGTAGGTCATAGAGTTGTTTCCCCAATGTTGCTTGGAATTAAAGACAACAGCGGTCTTGGTAATAATGCAGATGAATTAAAACAAGCGAGTATATTATTTGACAATATGGTCATTAGAGTTCAACAAGAATATCTAATTGATGCTTTTCAGCAAATACTTGCGTACAATAATATTTCTTTAAACCTTTATTTTACTACACTACAACCTTTAGAGTTTACAGATCTTGGCAACAATGTTGTTGATGAAGAAACTAGAGAGGAAGAAACAGGTGTAGATCTTAGTGCAGAAGTAGAACTCAACGAGGATTTTACTAATGAGTTATTGCAGATGGGAGAAGATGAGGATTTAGAGGAGTGGGAGTTAATTGAAGAGGCACCAGTTGATTATGAGAAAGACGAAGAGTTGAATAGTAAAATAGAATTAGCATCAACAGGAAGTGCAAAGCCGAATGCTAAAAGCGATCAAGATGGAAAAAATGAGGATGGGTTTCGCTATAAAGTTAGGTATCAATATGCTCCCTTAAAAGAAACAACACGAGATGGTAAAAGTGTAACAAGAGATTTTTGCAGTAAAATGATAAATGCAAAAAAAATATATAGAAAAGAAGATATAATGGCTATGAGTAGTAAATCAGTAAATCCTGGTTGGGGACCAAGAGGTGCTAACACTTATGATGTCTGGCTTTACAAAGGTGGTGGTAATTGTCATCATTTTTGGATGAGAAAAGTATATAGGTCAAAAACAGTAACCCCTGATGCTAAAAACCCTAGATCAGAAATTAGTGTAAATGAAGCAAGAAGAGAAGGGTTTAGACCTGACACAAATGACAGAGATGTTGCAAAAAGACCAGTAGATATGCAAAATAATGGATTTTTAGAATAAGAAAATGGCACAGGTATTATTTATAAAAGTAAGCACACTAAAAAAACACACAATATTAGACGGTAATGTTGATGTAGATAAACTATTACCATATATTAAAATTGCACAAGAGATACATATACAAAATTTCTTAGGCACAAAACTATATGATAAGATTATAGAGTTTATTAATGCAGGTACACTTACAGCATTAGCAAACCCTAATTATCTAAACCTCGTAAACAACTACATACAACCTGCACTAATACATTTTGCTATGATGGATTATTTACCATTTGCTGCATATCAAGTTAAGAATGCAGGAGTATTTAAACACATAAGCGAAAACGCAGAGAGTGTAACTAAAAACGAGGTAGATTATTTAGTAAATAAAGAAAGAGAATTTGCAGAGTATTATATAAGAAGAATGATAGATCATTTAAATTTTAACTCTACAAATTTTCCAGAGTACAATCAGAATGTAAATGACGATGTGTACCCAGACAAAGACAATTTATTCAATGGTTGGGTATTATGAGAAATAGATATAAAGTAAAAGAAAGCAACATAACAAAATTAAAAAAGTATATAAAAAAAATAAAAAATGGCAACACTAACAGGCAATTCAATAAGTAGTACTTATACCAGTCTTTTAAAACTTGGCGATAATGGAGAGCTTAGTGCATCGTTACAAAGCATAAGTGATGGTGCAGGAAATACAACAGGTATTTCGTTAAACACAGGAGGAGATCTTACTGCGTCTGGTACGGTAACTGCGAATGCTTTTAGTGGACCGTTGACAGGTAATGTAACTGGTACTGCAAGTTTAGCATCAAATTTAACAGGTACACCAAATATTTCAGTCGGAACTATTTCTGCCTCAGGGACTATAACAGGTAATGTAACAGGAGACATAACTGGTAATGTTACGGGTAACGTAACTGGAAATGTAAGCGGTAGTTCAGGATCAACAACAGGAAATGCGGCTACGGCAACTGCATTACAGACGGCGAGAAATATTTCGGGTGTATCGTTTGATGGTACTGCAAACATAAGTCTAACAACATCTAACATAGCAGAAGGAAGTAATTTATATTACACGGGGGAGAGAGTAGATGACCAGGTAAACACTTTATTACAAGCAGGTACAGGTATATCAAAAACATATGACGATGCAGGAGGCACACTTACAATAACAAATAGTGCACCTGACCAAACAGTAGCATTAACAGGAGGAACAGGAATTACTACATCAGGAACTTATCCTAATTTTACAATTACTAATAGTAACCCAGACCAGACAGTAGCACTTACAGGTGGCACGGGTATTACAACAAGTGGAACATATCCTAACTTTACTATCACAAACTCAGCACCTGACCAAACTGTAAGTCTTAGTGAAGGAAGTAATGTAACTATTACTGGTACTTACCCTAACTTTACAATAGCTGCAAGTGCAGCAAGTGGTATAGCATTAACGGATTTATCTGCAACTGATGCAGGTGGTTTAGGTTCTTTTGCATATAATTCAGGAACTGGTGTATTTACATATACAGGTCCTTCAAACTCAGATGTAACAAGTTTAGTTACTAAATCTTTAGTTGATGGTTTAGGTATAGCGGCAAGTACAGCAGCTACATTAGCAGTAGCAAGAACTATAAATGGAACTAGCTTTGATGGATCTTCAAATATAAGTTTTGATTCAGATTCTGTAAGTGAAGGTAGTTCAAATCTTTATTATACTAATGCACGTTTTGACACAAGACTTGCTACTAAAACAACAGATAATTTAACACAAGGTTCAAGTAATTTATATTTTTCAAATGAACTAGTAGATGACCGTGTAGCTAGTTTAATAGTTGCAGGTACCTCAATATCAGCAACTTATGACGACGCAGGTAATAGTCTAACTATCGCCAATACTGCACCAGATCAAACGGTTGCTTTAACTGGTGGTACTGGTATAACAACGTCGGGTACATATCCAAACTTTACGATAACAAACAGTTCTCCAGATCAGACTGTAGCCTTGAGTGCAGGTTCAAATATTACAGTAAGTGGTACATATCCTAATTTTACTATTGCTGCTACAGATACACAAACAGATTCATTTAAAACAATATCAGTAAGTGGTCAAAGTGATGTTGTTGCTGATAGTTCTACTGATACTTTAACTTTAGCAGCAGGATCAAACGTTACAATAACAACTACAGCGGGAACTGACACAGTAACATTTGCAGCTACAGACACTAACACGACTTATTCTGCAGGTACTGGTTTAGCCTTAGGTGGTACAACCTTTAGTTTAGATGCAGGTCTTAATAATTTAACTGATGCAAACATTTCATCTCCTGCCGCGGGACACATATTAATATATGATAATAGTAATAGTTATTTTGAAAACGCAACAT